TATATCACTGGAACAAAAAAAGAAATTTAAATAGTTATGAAATAAAAATAATTGGATCATTTCCACTAGACTATAAAATTAAAAAAAATATAGAATATATTGTAGGTATGTCAGTACCTCCATTATCTATGTATAAAATATCAAAAGAAATTAAAAAACAATTATTAGACAGGTTAACAACATGAGTAAACATCCAGGCGGAAGACCTCCTATAGATTTAAATAAAGAAAAATTTACTTTATGGGACCAATTAGACGCATTAATTATTTGGGCAAATGAAGAATATTGTGCGGAAAAACTAGGAATTTCAGTAAGTACACTGCAGAGAAAATTGCGTGAAAAGGGCTTCAGTTTTGACCAGTATAAAAATAAAAAGAAAGAAAAGGTTAGAATTAACCTTAGAAAAAAACAGTATGATGTTGCTATGGCTGGTAATACTTCAATGCTTATATGGCTTGGTAAAAATGAATTAGGTCAAACGGATAGTAGTGACATAAGTCTAGATGTTAAATCAAATGTAATTCAATTTAAAAACGTAAAGGCTAAAGATTTATAGAAGATCTAGAATTTAATTTAACAAAAAAACAAGATGAAGCCATTGATTTACTCGTATCTGAAGCTAAGCATATAATGCTTTACGGAGGATCGAGATGCGTTTCAGGTGATACAATACTTAATGGGCAAACTAAAACAATTAAAGAGTTAGCTGAACTAAATAATCCTGTAGAAGTTTTAACAACTTATGGAAAACAAATAGCTAACCCACCTTTTAAAAAAGGTAAATGCCAACTTATTAAAATAGTAACTGAAACAAATAAAACTATAGAAGTTACACCTGATCATAAGTTTTGGAATGGATATAAATGGATTAAAGCAAAGGATCTTAACTCTTCTTCTTTAATCTCGGTTTTAAAGAGCAAATCTTTTTCCAACCATCTTGAGTCCAATTTGGTTTTTTACCCTTCCGAGTTACTCGCAAATGTTCCGAGTTTGAAGGAAATATTCTTAGATTATCAGGATGATTATTCCGATGGTCCCCGTCGATATGGTCCACGACTTCGTTTTCTTTTAATTTCCTTTTTAGCTTCTTATGCATTTCAATCCTATGAACAGGTGCATAGCCACCTGAATATCCACCACTATTTGCTCTTATTAAATAACCAAAAAGACCTTTTTTCTTTACTCGAGTTAATTTATAGCCTCTACGATCATAAGTTACCCCACCTCTCCATGCAGGATGATTCTCCATACTCATGTCATGCTTCTTTATCTTCAAATTTCTTTTACGGGCAAATTTTCGAATTGTTTCAGGGGCGAGTCCAAAGTGATCTGAAATTTCTGATGCAGTTAAGCCTTCCAAAATCATTTGAGTTACCTTTTCATAATTATGTAGACCAATACGTCCAGTTCTCGCTTCCCTATAACATTTACTCATTAGATACTCCTAAAAAGAATAGTTATAAATTAGAGCGGATTAAGGAGTCAACGGCTTCCACCATACAAGATTATTATACTTTAAACGTGCCGATTCTAGAGCATTATTATGCAAATGATTTTTTAAATCATAACTCAGGCAAAACTTTCCTTTTAGTCTATGCAGTATTAATAAGAGCATCAAAGACTAAGTCCAGACACATAATATTAAGAGATAAATTTAATCATGCTAAGCGCTCTTTATGGTTAGATACTATACCAAAGGTTTTTGAATATGCACTGCCAAATCTATATTTTAAAAAGAATAGTTCTGATTACTATATAAAACTAATCAATGGTAGTGAGATATGGATAGGTGGACTTGACTCAAAGGAAAGGACTGAAAAGATTTTAGGTAATGAATATTCAACAGTCTACTTTAATGAGACTTCGCAAATTGAATACAGCTCTATAAATTTAGCATTAACTAGACTTGCAGAAAAAACCTCTTTAAATAAAAAAGTTTATTATGACAGCAACCCTCCTAAGAAATCATCATGGCAGTACTGGGTATTTGAGAAAAAACTAGACCCAATAGACAACGAACCTTTAAAAGATCCTGAAAATTATACTTCTTTATTAATGAACCCAAATGACAATTTAGAAAATATTGATAAAGATTATATATCAATGCTTGAATCACTTCCAAAAAGTGAACGTGATCGTTTTCTTTATGGTCTTTATACAGACGAGAGTGACGGTCAAGTATACTATGCTTTTAACCGTGAGACTCATGTGTTTGATGTAAAAAAACAACCAGGCACTGTATTCATAGCCACAGATTTCAACGTTGATCCTTATTGCTCAATTGCATTCCAATTCATTGATAATGAAATAAGAATATTCAATGAATTCTTTTTAAGAAATAGCGATACGTTTAGAGCAACTCACGCATGGAAACAAGCTGGTTACACTGGGGCTATTGTTATTCCTGATAGTACAGGAAAGAATAGAAAGACAAGTGGGCAGTCTGACTTTGATATCATTAGGCAAGCCGGGTTTCAGATTAGATCAAATCATAACCCTTTCGTAGTTGACCGGGTTAATAATGTAAACCGACTTTTTGGTCTTAATAAAATAAAAATAAGTCCTAAATGTAAGAAACTAATTAATGATTTGGATAAAGTTTCATGGAAAAATAATAAACTAGATGCAAGTGATCCAATGCTTACTCACATAAGTGATGCTCTTGGTTATGCGTGTCATGCTTTACTGCCCTTTCATGGTGAAATTCCAAGGGCTTATCAATTATAAAAGGATAAATTTATGTATAATTTTTCTGATATTTCACTAGATAGATTAAAAACATGTGACAATAAACTTCAAGTTTTGTTTCACCATGTGATTAAATATTATGATTGCTCAATCATTTGTGGTCATAGAAGTGAAGAAGATCAAATGAAAGCTTATAGAAGTGGAAATACTAAGCTCGTATATCCTCAGAGCAAACATAATCTATTGCCCTCCCGTGCTGTAGACGTTGCGCCCTACCCAATTGACTGGAATGATATATCAAGGTTTTATCACTTTGGGGGTTATGTGCTAGCCGTTGCAGATTATTTAAAGATACCTATAAGGTGGGGCGGTGATTGGGACAGTGATAACAACTTTAAAGATCAACGCTTTAACGACTTGGTACATTTTGAATTAAAGGATTAACATGAATTTATTAGATCAAGATTTTAGAAAGAAATTAATAGCAGATATTAAGAACGAAGAAAACATACAGCGTAAAGTTTTAGCCTACAAAAAGTACAGAATACAGCAGGATGATTTCTATAGTTACGTCTTTGAGTATCTAGTTACTATGTACGGTCGAGCGACTGTTAAACAGATGGCCGTATTTAATGAGATCAATCTTCAAAAAAGGATCTCTAATAGTGAAGCTTCTATTTATAACTATGAGCCAAAGCGTGAAGTAGAAAACGATATCATGTTAAACGTGTATAACTCTATGAGTATTAATTCAAAGATGAAAGCGAGCAACGTGGCTTATAAATACTTAGATCAATGCACGTTGAAAGTTAAACCATATAAAGGATCTTTTAAACTAGAGCTACTGCATCCTCATCAATTTGACGTGATAGCTGATCCTAAAAATCCTGAGCATTCTAAGGCGTATATTATTTCAAACATGGACACACGACTTCGTGAACAAATTCAAAGAGAAAATGACCGTACAGGCAACTCTCAAGGTGACATTTATAACGATCAAATGAATCAATTAATAGGTGATCCTGACGACAAAGTATCAACGCTTGAGCGCTATTATGTTTGGTCAAAAGATTATAATTTCTGCATGAACGGGAAAGGTGAGATACTAGATAAAGATACTGAAGAGGTTATAAGTGACAACTCTAATCTTGAATCTAATTTTACAAGTCCACTAGCGGAGTATCAGATCATGCCTTTTATTGATATCGTAGGAGAGCGTGATTATGAGTACTGGGTTCGAAGTGGCAACTTACTGATGGACGGCACGATTAAATATAATGTAATGCTCTCAAGCGAGTTTGAAACTGTATCACTTCAAGGATTTAGTCAGGCATATTTTAAAGGTCCAAAGGATGCTTTTCCTCAAACTCTAAGTGTAGGTAAGAATAAATGTTTATTTATACCAGTCCTTGAGGGTCAAACTGTAGACTCTGAGTTTGCTTTTGCTTCCCCAAGTGCGGACCTTGCAGGCTCCTTAGCATTTAGACAAAGTTGGCTAGCTGCATTTCTTTCAAGCCGGGGCTTAGATACCAATGTCATCAATAGCAAGGGTGAGTCCATTAAGGCTACAAGCGGCATTGAGAAGCTTTTACAAATGGTGGAAAAGTTTGAAGCCTCTCAATCTGATTTTTCATTATTTAGACACGTTGAAAAGGAGCTATATAAAGTTTTGTTTCATTATACGAAAGTATTACAAGTAGCAACTGACAGAGATGGTAATCCTTATCTTAATCAAGACTTACAAGGATCACTTGGAGAGTATGATCCTAAGCAGTTTTATATTGAGTTCCATAAGCCGGAAGCTATTAAGACTAAAGTGCAAGAGCTTGAAGAGTTTGAAAAAGAACTTGATCTAGGACTTAATTCAAGAGTTCATTATTTGATGGATAAATACGGTATGAATGATGAGGATGCTATTAAATACTTGAAAGAAATTGAGGAGTATAACAATGCCAAAGGTCAACAAGCCTCAAGCATCGAAGAGCAGAGTTTACCAGGTAGTGAATCTTAAGCAAGTTTTCGGTAGAAAGCCATCTCCAGCCGAATCAAATTTGTTTTATACTGAAGCGGTGGACTATATGGTGCGTAGGACTACATCAGGTAAAGATAGATTTGGCTCTAAGTTTATTCGCTACTCAAAAGATTATGCAGCTAACAAAGGTGTTAGTCGAGGGAGCGTAGACTTAACCTTGACTGGCAGGATGCTAAATTCATTTGAGGAAAGCCAAAGAAAAGATAATTTAAGATTGCAAATTAGGCCTGATCAAACGCCTAAAGCCTACGGTCATATTAGTGGCTTTAAGGGGCATAGGTTTATAAGAAACGGTCCAAAGCGTGACTTCTTTGGAATCAATGAAACTGAAGCCACTAGAATTAAGAATAAAGTCGAGCGAATATTAAAGTCAAAGGAGACACCTGAGCCTGAAGCTTCTGCAAGCCCTGTCATAAATGCAGCCGCTTTAAGAAACTTATTTGGCGAATCACCTACTACAAGAAGACGCAACCCATTAGATGAAATTTAGAATTAAAAACTTATCTCAATTTAGAAAGATATTAAACTCTAAGATGTTGATTGTAGTAAATCAGACTCTGAGAGATAAAAAGCTACAGACAAGTCTAGGGAATATTGTCAAAAAAGAAATACAAGATACAACCTTCGCAGCTGCTAATCCTGTGACTCAAATTATAAGAAAGCATCTTGAAAAATACAATAAGACTGCAGCTAATTATGATAGGAGCATTATCAACATAACATTCACTGGAGAGCTTTTAAAAGACCTCGTAAACTCTGTGATAACAGATACGACTAAGGGTGAGTTTATATTTAAGCATTCTAATAAAAAGCATAAACGCTATAAGGGAGCAAGCGGTCCAATTGGTAAGCCTTTATCTTTTAAAAAGATTAGTAAAGACGTTCAAGATAGAGGTTATGACTATCTAAAAATAACTCCGGAGATGGAAAAACAACTCATTAAAAAAATAAAATCAAGTTTACGTAAAGAATTAAAGAAAGTTGACAATTAAATAAAGGAGTAATTTAATGGAAGATGTAAAGCCCACCGGTCCAGTGGACCAAACGCAAACGACTAGTAGTCCAAGCGATCAATCAAACGTTGAAAAACCTGAAAGCACTGAAGACAAAGTCGCTTATGAAACTTATAAAAAGATTCTAAGTGAAAAGAAGAATGCTCAGACTAAGTTAGAAGAAATGAAGTCGGAGCTTGAAAAACTTCGGACTGAAAAGCTTCAAGCTGAGGGTAAGAAGGACGAACTTTTAGAAGACTATAAAACTAAATATGAAACAGCAAAAAAAGAACTCACTGAAAAAGACCAGAAGTTTGCGTGGTCAAAGATTAGTAGCGCTATAGAAACGGAAGCTTTAAAGCATGGGTGTTTAAACACTAAGAAGTTTTTACAATTATTAAATGATAATGAGCTAAGCAGCTTAGAGTTAGATGATAATTACAGTGTAAATGAGCAGAGTCTTAAAAGTTTGATTGAGCAGGGAAAGAAAGAAAATGATTTTTTATTTAAAAAAAATGTGAGCATAGCCGACGGTCAACCGGGTAAGGCAAGCCCTGACTTGGATGTAAAACCAAAAACGCTAGGTGATGCATTAAGACTACATATAAATGAAATAAAAAGGAGAAGTTAGATGGCAGTTGAAGAGTTAAGTACAGGAGTTGGTCAGAATACAGTCGCACAGATGGTGCAGATCACTCTTTTAAAGAATACAGTATTAAGAGGATTGTTTGCTGACATGAGTCAGTTTGCAACTCCAGGATCAAAGCAAGTTCAGTTCCCAAGAATTACTGATAACTTTACCGTGCAAAATTTAAACGGTGGAATTAAAGCGGATGCTACAAGTTTAGTCTATGAAACTGATAATTTGGATCTAGATCAGGAGAACAACATCAGTTGGATTATTAGAAGATTTGATCAAGCAAAAAGTCAGGTACAGTTATTAGAGGCTGCAATTAATCAAGCAACTAGAAAGCATGCTATAGCTGTTGATGAAAAAGTTTATGATGTAATGAGTACAAGTGTTGTAGCTGGTAACGTATTAACTCCTGGTGCTTTAACTCAAGCAAAAATCACTGAAATGATTCAAGCCGCGGACGAAGCTCGTATGCCTAAAGAAGGACGTGCGTTTGTATTTAGTAATGCAAGCTACGCTGACCTGATTGCAATTAATTCGTTTGTTGATGCAAGTGCCAACGGTAGGAATGCGCCAATCGCTACTGGAAATATCGGAACTTTATATGGAATACCTGTTTTTCAAAGTGACGTTGTAACTACAGGAGCAGCTGCAGAATCTTGGTTAGTACATAGAGATGCAATCGCTATTGCTTTTGGTGCGCAACCAATGCTTGAAAGCCAACCAGATATTGCTTTTGGTAGCGGAAGTCGAAGATGGAGTATGGACCAAATGTTTGGTGTTAAAGGTCTTAATGAAGGCAATTTACTTGTTAAGAGTGCATTATCTTAAGAGGTATTAATTGGGCTTAACTACACAAGCAAGTCATACAATACTGCCTAGAAGTTTAAGCTCAAAATCATTGCGAGGTCTTGAGAGAAAATTTCAAGACCTGCAATTAAAAACATTAAAGCAGTACCAAGTGATCAATGTTTACTTTGATACTTTAAAAAATGAGCATGTGATGTGGTACTTCGAGCAACTTGATTTAAATAAAGAAATTTATAAGGAGACTCAAAAATGAGTGCAGGATTAAATGAAAAATATATTGCAAGATACAGATATGACTTTTCTGAAAGCGGTGGAGCTGTAGGTGCAATTGTACTTCCGGCGAAAGTTGCAGGATTAAAAGTTGGATCTGTTATCACTGCTGTACATGTAAACACAGTTGAAGCTGTAACAAGTGGTGGCACACCAACGATTACTGTAGGACCAGGACTTGCTGGAACTGCTACGGATGCCGATGGTTATTTCACTGATTTATTCGGTGTCGTTGGTACAGCTACAAATGTAACTAACAGTGAGTCAGATGGTGGAGCACTTTTATTTGATAATACAAATGATCATAAAATTGATTACTACGTGGATGCTTCAAATACTCAAGTAATTGTGACCGTGGGGACAGCTGCCCTGACTGGTGGGGTCTTTGATATACTTTTAGAGTTCTATCAGTCTTTTACATCTTAATTTAATTTAAGTATATCGAACTAAGTTTAGTCGTATGCGATTAAACTTAGTTCGGTATTGTTTTAGGGAAAATCATGAGTACAGGCGGCATCTTAGATAAACAATTTTCTAGCTTTGTTGAAAGCCCTACTCGTGGTTTGCCTAACGCTGCAAGAGAAACAACCTCTTCTTTAATTGGTGCAAATGATAAAACAGGAGAGTTCTCTAGTGCCAAGCTAAACTCTGTCGGTGATTTAAACGTAGCAAACCGTGACCAATTTATAACTCAAAGCGGGTCTCTTTTTATCGAAGGCTTTAGGAACTTTATAAACGTAGAGTTTTCTAGAGACCTAGGCCAAGAATCATTAGATGGTAAATTAATTAAAGAGATTTCAAATAACGGAACTGCTACATTAATACCAACCGAGGGGCAAATTGAAATAGGAGTCCCTGCTACTGCTTCATCGACTTCCTATTACAGATCTAGAAACATTGTCACCTATGAGCCTGGAGAGATGGTTAAAGGTGGTTTAACAATTGAAATCTCTTTAGCCTTGCAAAATTCTGAAAAAATAGAATGGGGTTACGGTGAGGATAACCCTACAACTCCAAGCGGTGATATTTATAACGGTATCGGCTGGGGTTATGATGCTACTGGGCTTTATGTTTTTAGAAAAAAATTAGGAAGCTATGCTTCAAAAACTTATCAGGCCGATTTTAACGTTGATAAATTAGATGGAAATTCTAATTCAAGATTCAGAGCAAGTGGAGTACCAGTAGCTTTTAATCCTTTAAATAACCACATTTATCATGTGGGCTTTGAGTGGTACGGAATAGCTTCACCTACTTACTATGTAACAACGCCCGAGGGTAAATTTATACAGGTCCACATAGACCAAACTATAAATTCACAAAAAGGCTCAACAATTCCCTCGCCTAATTTACCAATATTTGTAAGGGTTGAAAATGATGCAATAGTTGGGCGTGCTATTAATTTAAGAACTGGATCCTGGCAAGGTGGGATTCATACGGCAAGGTCAACTATTTCTGGGTTAGACGCTTCTGGGGTTTTTAGAAATGTAGCTGTTAATCAATATGGCTCGCTACAGACTTCAGATTTTCTTTTTGAAATCGCTAGAGGCTTTTATCCTTTGTTAGTTTTTGGCGACAAGTTTGGCAGAGTGACAAATGTGGATACTAATGATGTGCCAGTCGATGTATGGAACGGTAGCGGAGATTATACTGGTTTCAATGCAATAGAAAATCAAAACCTTGAAACCTTTTCATCAAGCGCAAATGATGTTGGTGCCTTAGTAACAAGTGGGAGTGTTACATCTGCAAGTGAATTTACTGTTACTGATTCCACAGCTACTTTTATCACCGACGGTGTTGCGGTTGGTGATTTATTCATTGATGACACTCAAGGATTTCATGGACATATAAGGGAAGTCACTAGTGAAACCACAATAACTGTTTTCTTTTGGTCAGACGGAGATAACAGGCTTAATGATGTTGTCATTGCCCCGGGTGTAACAGAGCCCAGAACTCCTTTAATAGGAGACAGTTATAGGGTTGCTACAACCTCAGGAACGGGGGCGGCTGTAGTTCAATGGAATAACATTTTAAATGAAGATTACATGCGTGAAATAGATCAGTATGTAATTTTAAATGGAACTACACCTGTTATAAGTACAACTAATTGTTTTAGGCTTTCGCGTGGTAGAGTTATTAAAGCCGGATCAAGTGGATTTAACCAGGGTGAATTAACTGCTAGACAAGTTACAACGACAGCGAATGTGTTTGCAGTCATGCCCATTGAAACAAATAGGACCTTGATTGCAGCGGATACGGTCCCCGATAATGTTCAAAGGACTGTTTTTGATATTGGGGGTTCAATCTCAAGAAGTGGTGGGCTTGCTGGATCTGCAAATCTTTTGTTATTAACTCGTGAAGTAGGTGGCCCTTTTCAGGCAAGACTTTCTCAAGATCTACAGACTGGGCTTTACTATGATGATCTTCAAAAGAAGATAGTGGTCCCCCCTAGGACAGATATAAAATGGAGAGTCGCAGTCGTAAGTGATAATGGAACTAATATATCTGCTTTTTTTAAATACTTAGATTATATTCAATAGGTAAAACCATGATTTTTATAAATGCTAACTTTGAAAACTATGTACAGATAAACGATAAAACGAGGATTGATGTATCAAAGACCTTTTCTCAAAGTGTTAGTATTACTGATATTACTATTAAGCCTTCCGCAACTGATACCGCAGTTAGTGTATACAATTCAGGGGATACCTCACTATGGTTTCTTGACTGGGCTTATACTAGTGCTGCTACTAACACGGTTACCATAGTTGCAACGGATAGTGGTGCCACAACATATACTAAAGAGCTAACTATTGAATCAGTAACTGAAGCGACTGACTATTTATACTCTAACGATAGAGATATCTTTAAAATAGAAACGGAACTTAAAGACTACATACCAGATGGTTATAGTTCATTTAACTATGTCCACCGTGAAGCACAGCAACGGATATTAGATTTTATTAATAGAAAAAACTTAAGAAATAGAGATGATACAAGGTTTTTAAAAACTCAACTTAACTTGGATCAAGACATTAGACGCTGGTCAACTTATGAAGCATTACAAATTATTTATTCTGATTTGTTTGTAACAGGCGGTGACAAGTTCGCAATCAAGGCCGACACTTATACAAAGGAGCGAGATAAATTAAGGACACAAAACGCTCTTAGAATTGATTATAATAAGGACGGCACGATTGAGCCCGGGGAAACTGTTAATATTAGAACTACACAATTAGTGAAGCATTTTTAACATGATGATAGCAGAGATTAGAGAGTTTTTAGTATCAAGAATTAAGTCACTAGATTCTAAATTAATAGAAGCTAGAGGGACTTATTTCAATGATGATATACCGGAGAGTTTAATAGAAAAAACATTTCTTATAAACTTCGGGAACATGAGTGATTTTTTAAGAACTCAGTACAGAGAGTTTACTTTAGGTTGTACTATTTCTTTATTTACTTTTGCTAAGAGGAAAGAAAAGGAAAACTTTGATAGGGTTTATCAAAATGTCTTATGCATAGTGGATGATTTAACAAGCGTTCAAAATCTAACACTAAAAGATATATTGATAAACTCTACATGCAGCTCAGTAGAGCCAAGCCAAGTAGACACAAATGAAGATCTTTTTAGATTTGATATAAATTTAGATTTAAGAATAGCATATTTAAAGGAGCAATAATTATGGCATTATGTACAAGGGCACCAGCCACAGAGCAGAAATTGGAACCAATGAGAATGTATTTTGGGAATCGTCATTGTAGGTCTATCACGTTCGTTGATGACACTGCCGGATCTCTATCAGGTGAGTATTTTGATTTAAACGTTATTACTGAAGAGTATGAAGAAAAAAAATATTTAGTATATTTAGATAATGGATCTGCAACCCCTCCAACGCCTGCGAGTGATCAAACACTTTTGCAAGTTAGCTACACTGATAATGATACAGCTGCCACAATAGCAGCCGCATTTGTCAGTGCTATGACTACTGCAACACTGCCAGTTTTAACTGAAACAACTACAGGCACAGTTGATGTTTTAAATAGTTTTTTAGGATTAATCACAGTGGAAGTAAATACAAACGCACCATCTTTAACATTCGCCGTTGATTTTCTTGGAAGCGGTGGCTACTTAGGTCAAATTGGTGAGGCTTCTTTATCTCCAGAAGTTGGACTTATTGATGTACTTGACGATGCGCAAGGTACAATCGTGCAAGCTCAGATTTTAACAGGTACAACGGCTGAAATTAGTTTTGACATTAGAGAGATGACTCGTGAGAGATGGCAAAGTCTTATTGGAGATGTAGCAGGTGGAAGCGTTGAGATAGACGGTAAAACTCAAATTGGATTTGGAACAAGTAAGCTATTTCAAAACTTACTTGATTATGCAGGCCGTTTAGTTGGTCATCCTGTGAGGCTTCCGTTTTCAAATCGTGACGAAGACATTTGTATGAAACGCACCGCGCCAAATATGAGTGAGATAAACTTCAGTGGATCTAACTTACAGGCAGCTCCATTTACCTTTACAGGCTACAGAGATACTCTGTCGGCTACTGAAACAAATATTGTTTCATACGGTGATCATTCAGTTCAGTAGTCAATTAAGATTTTATGATTTATGGTTTTACAAATTATAAATCATAAAACTAATAAGTGAGGTTACATGTTAGATTTTACGCCTAAGGTTGTTCAATTTAAAGTTGCAAATAAGTCTTATCAAATAAGGTATCCTAATATTAAGGAGCTTCAAGACTACAATAATAAAATGAAAAAAGAAGATGTGGATAACTTGGAGCTTGTTGTTGATTTCTTAGTAGGCTTAGGTGGAGACAAGGAAGTCATTTTAAATCTAACCTCTGGACAGCTTAAGGTTTTAATTCAAGAGTTAACTGAAGAAAAAAAAAAATAATTGATGAGATAGATATTCAAGTAGTTAGATGTATGAGAGATTTAAATATGAGTTATAAAGAAGTTGTAAATATGAATATTCATGACTTCAATGTGATTATTAAATCTCTCAACATTTTAGAAGCAAGAGAAAATCTAGATGCTTTAACTATTAATAGCTACCCTCACTCTGACAAGAATCACCGTAAAAAGACGCATCGTTATTATTCAAAACGTGCTAACCCAGAGCCTGAAGTTGCTTTAAAAACTAATGAGCTTATTTTATTTTAAAGGTGCATAATGGCAAATGATAAAATAACAGTACAAATAGATCTTGAAAAAGGTGATGTTAAAACAGCAACTACAAACATTCAAAAAGATGTTTCAAAAGCCGGAACTAAAGCGGGTCTTAGATTTGGCACTAATTTCAAGAAAAGCTCCACTAGTGCCCTTAAAGGTCTTGGCAATCTTTTACGTCAAAATATTGGATTAGTTGCAGGTTTTGCTGCAGCTTTTGGGGTTAGAAGTATAGTCCAAGCAGCCAATAAACAAGAGGATGCTGTCAATAGGCTTAATAACGCTTTAAAAACATCAAACAGTTTTTCTGAAGAAGCTTCACAAAGTTTTCAAAAACTTGCTGCTAATTTACAAACTACTTCCAGGTTTGGTGATGAAGTTATTTTAGATAATATAGCCTTGGCTAAATCTTTTGGAGCTACTAACGAGCAAGCCGAAGATATTATTCAAGCCTCTATTGATTTAGCGGCTGCATTTAAAATTGATTTACAAAGTGCTACTAGGAACGTTTCAAAAACTTTGGGCGGGTTTGCTGGTGAACTTGGAGAAACCATTCCAGAACTAAAAAACCTAACTAAAGAACAGTTACAAGCAGGAGCTGGAGTTGAACTACTTGCTGAAAGGTATAATAAAGCTGGTGAAAGAGATATAAAAACTTTCTCGGCAGCTACTGAACAATTGTCGAATGCTTTTTCAGATTTACTAGAAAAATTTGGAAGTACAATCACGACAAGCAATTTAATTGTTAATGCAATTAAAGGCATTATTAAATTTATTAGATTCTTAACAGATAACTTTGACACTTTTTTGGAAGTTTTAAATTCTATTCAAGTTGGTTTCTTAACTTTTGCTCAAGTTATTACTAAGACATTATTACCCCTTGGTGAGTTTGTCGTTAATATATTCAATACAATAGTTAGATCCGTCGGTGATACTTTTTTCGATTTGTTTAGTATTGTAACTGGTACTTTAAAAAAAATAAGTGATGCTTTTTCTTTTTTTGGAGTTAAGTCCGATTTACAAGATTCAATTGTAGAACTAGATAACTTAGTAAAAACCTCAAACGCTAACCGTGAAGATTTATCCGTTGGCCTTTTTGACTTTAGTATTTCAAAATCTATCAACGATTCAATTGATTCCGCAAAAGCGGCTTTAAATAACAGAAATAATGTTGTTAAGGAAGCAAATGAAGAGCTTAAAAAAATTGTAACTGGTGGAGATGAAGGTGAAGGTTCAGTAGCTAAAACAATTACAAATGAGTTTAAAACAGTTGCTGATGTCTTTCAATTAATTGCTGATCAATTTACTGAGTTTCCAAAAGCAGCCAAGATGACACAGGAAGCATTAGCAGAATCAAATGAAAAATTCAAAAAATTTGCTAAAGAATCAGGTAAAGCAGTTAGACAAGATTTTGCTAAGGCCGTTGGAGCTGGATTTAAAGAAATTGGTAGGGCTTTAATAACAGGTGAAAACGGTCTAGAAAACTTTGGTAAAGTATTAATAAAACAAATTGGTCAGACTGCTGTTACATTAGGTACTAACTTTATACTTCAAGGTGCTGCTGCATTATTTTCTTTAAATCCAGCAGAAAGGTTATTAGCTCCTGGATTATTGGCTGGCGGTGCAGCTTTAGCAACATTTGGAGGAGCTTTAGGAGCAAGTGCTGGCGGTGATAGTGGCGGTGCAACCAGCGGTGGAGCAGGTGGTGGAACTACGGCTCCAGGTGTAGGATTACAAGTAGGTGAAACAACTGAAGACTTATCAGAGCCTGAAGCTATTGCAGAAAAACAAACTCGTGTTAGCATTAATGTTGAAGGATCTCTTGTTAGGCAAGAGGAACTTGGCTCTTTTATAAGTGATGTCTTAAGTGAATCGAATGCTAAAAATTCAAACATTATAACAGATTTTAGGACAGCTTAAACGTGGCAATAAAAACAAAATCATCATTTCTATACGGGTTTGATATAACTAATTCTAATAAATTTCTAGATTTTCAGGAAGGATCAACTGAATATAATGCAGAGCTTAATATTGGGGCATACACTTTAGACGCTTTAGCTATAGAGATAGCTTCTAAAATGAATGCTTTAAGTAGTAACAACTATACAGTCACCGTTGATTATCCAACTCGGTTACTAACAATAGCAGGTGATTCAAATTTTAGCTTGCTTGTGACTACTGGAGCTAATAGTGGGAGTGATGTTTTTTCACTAATTGGTTTTTCGAGTGATCAAACAGGATCAAATAGTTATACTTCTTCTTCAGTTGTAGGATCAGAGTATTTACCACAATACCCTTTACAAAACTACACACCCTTTAATCATATAGAAAGGTCAAGTGAAGCTAAAGTGAATGAAAGTGCAAGCGGTGTTGTAGAGATAGTTGAGTATTCAAGAGTTAATTTTATGGAAGCTAATATCAGGTATGTAACAGATATAACGCAGAGTGTTAACTCACCTATAACAAACAATGCAAACGGTGTGAGTGATTATTTAAATTTTATTCAATATGCAGTGCAAAAAAAACCATTGGTTTTTATACCTGATATTGCAGATTATAACACTTATACAAATTGCATTCTTGAATCGACACCAGAGAGTAATAAAGGGGTTGAGTTTAAATTAAAAGAAATAAGACAGGGCGGCCTTGCCTTTTATTATGAGAGCGGTTCATTAACATTTAGAAAACTAGTAGGTTAAACACATGCCAATTACTCCAAATAGTAAACTATCAAGCAGCGTAGCCAATGCAACCTTTGTAGATAAAACAGTTGATGATGAAAAGAAGGGAACTTTAGGTTTATTTAAAACAGCAAACACTGATCCGGATGCTATAGCCGACACGCAAGACTACATTAATGAGCTTGCTGAGGTTGATGGTGTAGCGGGTGAAGGTGATGCAACTGCTAAGACTTATTCAAGTGAGCAAATAGTTGCTAACGGTGATGATCGTAAAGTTGCTATTGGTAAACTTGATGCACAGGTAAAAATAAATCTTGATGATATAGCTACAATTAACTCTTCAATTACCGGGGTTGTAACTGAGACAGGTACTCAAACATTAACGAATAAAACTTTAACAGCTCCTATAATAAATGATGCTCAAACAGATTATGGAACGGCCAGTGATACTCAGAAGTTAGTTGTACCTCAAGATACAAAAGCCAATCTAGATGCCCTTACAAGAGAAGCTGGGCGAGTGTATTACGGAACTGATACAGAGCTTTTTTATTTTGATAATGGCACCATACTCTTAAACCCTGCTGGAACTCTAACTCAACTAGGAAACATCGTTAACTTAGAATCAGATCCCTATGCACAAAGTGGTGTTGGATCATGGGCCACTTATGATGATGGGGCCGTTGCAAGTCCAGTTGATATGACAGGCGGAACTCCGGGAGTATTGTTTACAGCTCAATCTACTGAAACTCAAATCTTAAGTGATGCTTATCAAGGGGCTTTTAGGTTAGCTCTAACAGCAGTTGATAATCAAGGAGAAGGTGTAGCTAAAGCTTTCACGATTCCTAAATCATTTAGAGATAAAGGTTACTTAACTGTTTCTTTTAGAATGAGTACCGATGCAGCTGTAAGTAGCGGTGATTTTGGATTCTATGCCTATGATGTGACAAATGCCGCTTTAAGAACGGTTTCAAATTTAACATCGAATAATCTTCCAGCTTTAAGTGCGGATGAAACAGTAAATATTCAAGTTACGGTTGAAATTCCATCCACTTGTATTTCTTTAAGGCTTGGCTTTCATAGAAAAGTAACAACAGCAAGTGCAGTAAATCTTTTTTTTAGTGATTTAAAAGTAGGAGATTCAAGCGTTCAATTAAATGAAACACTCATAGCAAGTGGTGGTCCTTATACGATAACAACTGCAGCAGCCTGGGAAAATTTAACTAGTCTAACTTTATCACCAGGAAGTTGGGATATGTCTTTTTTCATAGTTCCAAGAAACTTTACAGGAGCTCAAATAGCAGATCTAAGTGTGGGTATAGGTACGGCTAATAATAGTAATGCGGGTATGACATCAGGGGTGAATAGAGGGTTAACTACGGTTAACGAGCAATTTGTTTATTACCCTTTTTCTCTACCCTCTTGGAGTACAACTGTTACAACAGCTACAACTTATTATTTGAATGTGAATATTTCAAATAATACTGGTGGGGGTAGGATTGACCAATACAACTTGAAAGCAAGGAAGATGAAATGAAATATTATGTCATGCCTGATCTTAACGATCCGAGTAAAACCAAAGTTGAAAAAAGATCAAACGCAAACGGTTCTATATGTGAGCTCCCAAGAGAACTAATTGGAAGTGCTTATAAAATTATTGATGAAATTATACCTAATACAAACGGTCAAACAAGAAAAGCAGCAGTGTTAGATGTTGAACGCGACCTAATATTAAAAGAAAAAGAAAGAGAAATTGAGGACAAAATAATTAAATATAAAAATAAAAAGGAAGCTAGAATTAATTTAATTAAAGACAATAAAGATAAAATTGATAAACTAACTTTAACTAATCTTAAGCCTATAATTAAAGCTTTAGTTGAGGAAGTCTTTGGAGAATAAGCAGCTTTATATTATTTATTTACTCAGTTATTTTAGACAACTTTATAGTCTTTCTGAAACTGATGAAAAATATTTAAAAAATTATCTTGAGGCTCATTTTAATTTTCAGGAAACTAATAAGGATCATTTAAGCATAGTTCATTAAGGGGGTTTAATGGAATTAGGTAGTCTTTTAAAATCACAATTATTAAAGATTAATTATAAAGGCATCATCTATGATCTTATGCAGTCTAATATTTTACCAGAGATTCATAAACGGACTCTTCAAAGTGATTCTGCATGGGACGATTTTGGCTATAGAGTTGTTAAATATTTAAATCATTATTTAAAGAAAGATGAGCTAGTTATTGAAGAGATGGTCCAAGACTTCTTTGAAAACTTTTTATTGCCTGAACTTAAAAAGCTTGCAGAAAGTACAGAGTCAAACGTAGACAATGCTGTCGTTGATGGTTTTTTTCATCTCTACACCTTAATAATCAAGCCAAAACTTGGAATCCAATAATGCTTGAAAAATTTATCGTTAACATAGGTCGTGTTATATTAGAGCAGGTTTTAAGAGCTTTATTTCTTGAGTGGAAAGTTTTTAAAAAAAAGTCTGATTTAAAAAAAGGGGTTAAAAAAATTGAAGAGTCACATACTCAGGCCGAGCGTATTCGTGCAATTAATGACTTTAGTAATACTCACCATGATGGTGGGTGGATGTAGTTTAAGCGTTGCAAAAAAGCCAATTAACATAACCATATGCTCATTCGATGCTAAACGATCGCAAGCTTACTGCTCTGATTATTTAAAAAATGAAGTTGAAATAGTGCCATCACAAAAACTTGATAAGTACTTTATGATCTCACCTCAAGATTTCTTAAAGCTAGAAAGTCATTATCAAGAGCTGCTTTTAAGATGAAACATTTTTCAAGTATTTATAAAAAAGATCGCATTCGTGACTGGCGTGATAATACTTTAAAAATCTATCAGTCTAGAGAAGACAGCGTTTTAAAACACATGATAATTTGGCTTATAGAAAACACCGATGACAAAAGACAATTTAATTATTATTTAAAAAAATTTAATTTAATTGAAAGTTCCAAGATAGAACGTGATAGATTTTTTAAATTAAATCAGGGCCGTGCTTCTCAAAAAGAATTTAAGAAGCGTTTTTGTGAAGAGTATTTAAAACTTAAAGACAAATTTAATTAGCTTTTGACAGCTTCTTAAATTGTTTCACGTGGAACAATTTAGTCTAATGTAATGATTGATTGTGTCTCAAATTGACCTGTTTTTTTGCTGCAAGTTTTAATATGAAGCTTTTTATTATCTCGGTCTAACCAGATAAAGATGCCCTTATCTTGAAAGATTAGCTCAAGATGACCGTCTTTAAAATAGACTTTACTTTTTAAAAGATCGTTTATTGATTGCCCTGTAAGCTTTTTAATTAATTGATTGCCCATAATATCCCCTTGTTAAGAGACTTATCGGCAGTTTTAAATTTAACTTTAGGGTTTATTTGATTTTAAAATAACAAACGGTCGTGGAAGTAAAGATTTTAATATAAAGTTTAAAGAAAAGTATCAAGAGCTTAAGAGAAAGTTTTGTTAAAATTAAGATTAAATGTTTCATATATTCCACTTTCCTTTATATAAAGTGGTATTAATCATAAAAAAATTAAAAGAGACTTTTAATTAAAGTGGTGTTAATCATTCCGTTTGATTTTATCCATTTGCCTTTTTCAAAGGAACCATTGATCCAAGTTCCGTCTACCCAGATTCCATTTTCCCAAATTCCATCGAGCCAGGTTCCATCTTCCCAAATTCCATCTTCCCAAATTCCATCATGCCAGATAATTTTTGATGTTTTAGAAAAACTTATATTTGCATTTTTAGTTTTGGCTCTTACAATCCAATGATCTTCATCTAATAAATTTTGTTCAACAGCTTCTTCTATTGTCATTGTATCCTCTTGAATATAGATAAAGTTTTAAAAAAGTTTAATATACTCTATTTAAGTTATTGTTAAATGTTTCACAAGAAACATTTTATGTTGGTTTATTTGATTTTAAAATAACGCGGTGTGTTGTAAAATAAAGGGTAAACAATGCCTTGTTTGCCCTATGGCTATAATTATTTAAAAATCATGGACGATTTTTTAAAAAAAGGGGGGAACTTTTATCACTCATTGGTTATAGCTATAGGGTTTTTTTAATTAAAAATCTATATCCATCTGTATTGTATATAAATGTTTACAATCTGGATCATCATCATCAAAATAAGAAAGTCCATGAGTGAAATTGTCTGGTTCAAAATCATAATCTAAATCGTAATCTTTTAAATAATTTCTTGTTTTTTTTTTGTGCTCAGAATTAAATTGACGTTTAGGGCTTGAATTTATGTTTAGTTTTTTTTTTTTATCATCCATACTTAATTATGGAATGAATTTAATTAAAAATAAAAGTCTAGATTTTATTTTTTTTTTATAGTGTTATTTTAAAACGTATGAAAGTACTTAAAAAAACCTTAAAAAATGACCAATACATAACCTTTATCTTTATGTCTATCCTTTGGACCATATATATTCTTTACGTTGTTTTTTAAAAATCTTGTCTTAAAATAAAAATATGGAGAGGTTGTATTTAATCTTTTTATTTATGTCTTATTTATGGGCTTTGTTTTTAATCTGGATGGTTATTTAAATGTCAGAACTTATAGAGCATTTAAAAGAGATTAAAGATTTTAGGATAAGCATGGTCTTGCTTGGACTTTTAATTATCTTAACAAAGTTTTCTTGGAATCATTATCAAAAGATTTTACAAGAGCAAAAAGAAAAAGACGACCAAGAAAAAAAAGAGCTAAAAGAGTTAATAGATAAGATGTATGGTGTAGTTAATAACAATCATTTAAAGAGTCATGATCTAGTAAACGGTATGTATGAGCTAAGACAAGTGATAAATGATTTGAAAAATGACATAAAGAAAAATTAAACATGCCTCAAGAGCTCTCAATCCTTGCCAAATCTTTAGTACAAAACACGGTTAAAACGCCTAATATAGTTGTCGATATAGAAGGCGTTACAGACCTTTATGGGGCGCAACCCATACTTGAATTTATAAGATGGGATCAAACAAACCCTGAAGTATTTTGGGATCAAGACGGCATCTTCTGGGACGGCTTAATTGAAAACGATAAGTCCAAGTCTTGGATTGATTTAAGTGGTACTACAAAGTCAGTTACTCAACAGATATACCCTGATAAACAAGGCGCAAGTAGTGTCTCAAGTGTAAATCTAAAAATTATAGATAAAGACAGGCAAGTTGCTAAGGCGTTATCTTTTGATTCGATCACTGAGATCTTAGGTAAAAAGTGTAATCTTGCTTACGGGTTTACTCAAGGGGAGTATCCTAGGGACTATTTATACATATACCGAGGTGTAATAACTGATTTTTATTGGAACGCAGGGGCTATCAATTTAACCGTTGCAAGTCCTGAAACTTTAAAACGTCAAAGCATCTTTACAAAAGTTGTAACTAAGATTTCTACTGGTGGGGCTATAAATGACGTGGTTACATCTATCACAGTAGATGATTCACTTAAGTTTTTAGATACGAATTTAGAGGGATCATTTACGACCTTTGTCAGAATCGATGATGAAATAATGGAAGTTACGGATAAGCCTTTAGCTAATGAGATAACCGTCATTAGAAACCAATTAGGTACTGCTGCAGCAACTCACGATGCTGGAGCTGAGGTTGAAAGCTTTTATGTACTTGGTACTGTGCCCGAATCAGGACTACAAACTGGTAACCCTATAGATCTAGCTTTAAAAATTATGCTTAGCGGTACTGGTGCAATCACTGGTGAAGTTATAATTGAAAGCATTGTTTATATTAATCCATCGTTAAATATAAAAAATGCAATTGTTTTTGATGATCCAAATATTCAAAGGACCACTGGTCTGGTACCAGGTGATACTCTTAATTTAACAAGCGGTGTTAATGCTGGTAGTTATATTATTGACTCATTTGTACAACTTGATAATGGTCGCAGTTATATAGTTATAAATACTACTAATGACTTAACAAGTGTGATCGATGCAGCTGGTACAACATACACCTATCAGAGTCAGTTTGATGTTTTGCCAGACGGCCTAGAAATGCTTCCACTTGAGGTCGATGTTGCAGGCTTTCTTTTTGAAAGAGACTTAAATAATTTATCTTTAACAAATGAAATGAGGTTCTTTCTTAAGGACACTTTAGACGATCCAAAAGAGTTCATTGATAAAGAGCTGTTATTTAATAGCGGGTTTTACGGTGTCCCAAGAGACGCTAAAGTGGGAGTAAAGAGTTTTACGCCGCCACTAACAATCGACAAAACTCCTAATTTAAACACTGAAAATATACTTAATTTATCTGATCTATCGATTAGAAGATCAGGTCATAGATATCTTTTTAACCGTATTGATTTTATTTACAACGAAAATGTACTTGAGGATAATTTCTTAGCCTATGTTTCAACTTTAAACACCGACTCAACTGATAGAATAAAGCTCGGTAAAAAGGTATTAAGAGTAGAATCAAAAGGATATCCAGACACTGCAGAGGTTTCAAACATACTTGAGGTTGTAACAAAGAGGTACTTAGATAGATTTAAATTTGCAAGTACATACATAGAAAATGTAAAGCTCACCTTTAAAGCGGGCTTTAATTTAGAGGTAGGAGATGTCATATTCCTAGGTGGCGGTGATACACAGCTTGTAAATTTTGAAACAGGAGAGCGTGATCTTCCTTTAAAAAAATATGAGATTGTAAATAAAAAATTAGATCTATCTGGAGATATATCAGTGTCTTTAGTTGACACTGGTTTTGCTTCCGTTGGTATTTACGGTGTTATAAGTCCAAGTGCTGTTATAACAAGCAGCACTACAACTATTGTAAACATAACAAAGACAATTTCAGATAGTGATCAATTTACTTTTGCAAGGGACTCATTCGAAGGTCTAATTGGTGCGCCTGTAAGAATAAGGTCAGTTGATTATACTTATGATGAGTCGACTACTATTGTTAGTTTTCCACCAGGTAACCCAAATCAAATTGAAGTTGATACTTTGAGCGTTGCTCCGCCTACAGATGCAATTATAGAATTAGATTTATATACTCGTTTTTCTTCTGATACCCCTGTTAATAATTTTTTAAAATTAAAATATGTATTTTTTAATAAATACAATCAGGAAATTACAGGATATCCAGGTGGTAATGATATAACTGTGCCAGATGCTTCTGGGTTTACGATTGGGGATTTACTTTATATTTATGATCAAAGTTATAATAGTTTTGGGAATGCAACGATTGCTAATATAGTAGGCAATACAATCACGATAAACGATTATGGACCTGGATTTAGCCTTGGATCAGTTAATGACGTGATAGAAACTAGAAGCTACTCTTTGACTGAAGAGAACGGTTATTTTTTACTTTAAGGATTAAAAATTATGGCGATAAATGATGATTTAGCAAGTTTACAGAGTAAGATTAAAGTCGGTGATGCTGATTCAAACAGGCCAGTATCATCTGCCGTAATGTCAAAGTATGGCAGAAATATAAACTATCTTTTAGATAACACCTTTAATGAAATTGTTTTTGAATATAAAGGATATATTCCAACTAATCCAAGTAGTGTTTTTATAACAAGTCTTGCTCCTATTTATTTACCACCTTTAACACTACCCGATGCCCATGTAATTAATTATTATTCTTTAAGTTTTGGTAGCATCGGAGATACTGGGACACCGTGTAGAATTAACTTTTCAAGATTCACAGATACAGGAGCAAGCCTGGGTAAAATGTTTACTGGTGGTAGTGGCCCTAGTATGCAAGCAACAGTTGCTAATCAAAGTAATCCAAGTATTTGGTATGATTTTAGAGAGTCACCAGCTACCACAGGCTCAGTTAACGTATCAAATATAACTACTGGAATTCCTGGGTTTTTAAATTCAACTTATCCAGGTGGTTATTATTTAAAATTTGAAATTGAAAGTATGGCTACTAAAGTTTTAAATTTAAGATTTGTAATGAGGTTTATATGATTTTTTTAAATTATGAAGTTCAAAATTTAAGACAAGATGGTACTGCAGAGAGTTCATACACATTTACCTATGATGCGATGTTTTCAGTAGAGTATTTAAGATGGCAAAATTCAGGTATTAATTCTAGAGTTAGATTTGAAAGCAATGCTGGAACATTTATAAACTCGAGTACAGGCCCTAGAAATTTTGAAATCGCTAATATATCCACACTTAACGGAACTTTATTTTTTGCTAAAAGTGGTGATACAATTTTTTTAAGAGGTCCAGGACCAACCGGGACATATCCAAGTAATAACAATGAAATAAATGTAAATATATATCAAATTCAAACAGGTGTTTAATTGAAAGATATTAACGACGCTTTATTAATTTTAATCTTTATATTTAGTTGTTTACTGTTTTTAGAGTATTGTTATTTTTATATATTTTAAAGCTCAGCTTCAATGACTTCAACGTCTTGAGGATCTAAGGATACAATTTCTTTCTCAATCAAGTATTGCACGATACATTCGGCTTGTTGTTTACTTGTATAAGTAGAAGTATTATTTAAAATCCGTTCAAGCTCACGCTCTAATTCTTTAGTATTCATAATATTACATTTAATCATAATGTGGAAATTGTACATAGATATCTATGTATTCAATATATTTTGAATTGATAATAGTTCTGACATCACCTTTTTTTTCATCTTTATAAATAGATGTTTTATTTATAATAAGTAAATCCTCATGTTGCTCAATCTTAGGTATATTAAAAGAATCATTATTATATTCAAATCGAAATAACATGGATTTATTGTGTGTATAGATAATAATGTTTAAAAAAGTGTTTTCATGATTCCCTTCGACATAAGCGACCTCTTCTTCACATTCATCAATTTTTTCATTTATTATTTCCATTAAAACTTTTGTTATATTAGAATCATTCATATTATTTTTAATTAAATTCTCTTTAACTTGTTTACTAAATTTTTTAACCCAACGATCTATCGTATAAGTCTTAATACCAACTTTCTTGCAAAATTTTTCTTTACTTATATTTTGATTTTTTTCAAGAAAGTTTTTTACAGTTTCTAATTTAAACTTATGAGGATAGGGTTTAATTTTCATCATTGTTTTGCCTATCTTCTTTTTTGTAATCGTCAGTCTCTTGTTTTAATTTTTCAAGCTTAACTTCACTTATTGTTTTTTGGTCTTCAACAATTGAAATGTTATTATCAAAATCTTTAACATTCTCGTTTACATTTTGATCTTTAAAAGTTTTGGCATCTAAATCGGTAACGTCTTGAAGTTCAGAAGCTTCTTTAGTTAAGACTCCGTTTAAGACATCAGGGAACTCATTATAAAGGGCCCTTGCTTTGGCTCTATGCATAAGCATATCACCTAGATGTTTGGTATAAGTTTGGTTTTTTAATAGGCCTGCTTTAAGAGCCATATCTTTAGTGTAAAAGTATTCATTCCATTCTTCACTGGATTTTGTCTTAACAAGAAACACACAAGCGTCTATGTCAGTGTTTAAGTTTTTATTTTTGTAAGAAATAATTTCTCCTTCTTTGTTTAAAAAGAAGTATTTTGTTTTGTCATAATTAGGGCTTTTCATTGCTATAGTGTTAAGCAGATAGCCAAAAAAGTGAATCTGCCCACGAATATAGTACATATTATTCATAGCTTTAAGACTTAGACCGATTTGTTTACATAAAAGTATGGCTGAAGCCACAGCAGGCAAGCCTTTAGATCGTAAAGTCTCTGGGGCTAAGCCTGTTTTTATGCAAAAATCAGCAGCTGCATTTAGTCTCTCACGACTATCTATTTCGATATCGCCTTTTTTATTAATTTCTAAATTTGACATATTGCTTCCTTAGTCGATTAGACCTTGAGTTCTATAATTGTAAAGTTGCCATTCGGATAGTTCTAAGATCTCTCCAGCTTCATTTAATTTAGGTTTATAATCTTGAGACCTAATTGATTGAATCATTCGTGGTAAAGTATCCTTCATTATGTTTAAACCAAGCTCTAGAAGCTTTTCAGATACATAGTAGTAGCTAAAGACAAAAGGGGCTTTATTTTCAACACAAAGCCATATGAAGGTTTTAAATTCTTTTTTGTATTTATTCTCTAAAAGATATTTGTAAACGGCTGCTTGTATAAAATATTCATAGTTGTGCACCGACTGCCTAAAAGGGAAGGGACGACAATCGGCGCACGTTTTTAAATCAATAATTATATTCTTATTTGGTAGATAAAGATCAGGAGTTCCTTGTAATGTGAAGGGTGTATTTGAAGTTTCATCAATTAGGTTTAAATATTGAGTCTCTTCTGTAACCTTTTGCTTATCATTAACATACTCTTTAATTAAAGGATCAGTTATGAGGTTGATATAAATTTGGTTTACATCGTTATAATGATCAAGAGAGATTATCTTTTTATCTTTGTTTTCAGTTTCAAATTCTTCTTTTAGAGCTTTTTTAGTTTTTTTAGTCTGCAATTTAATAAAATCATAATCAGGTTCTATGGCAATTTCAGATTCAAACTTTTCAGGCTCTAAAACTCTTAAATGAGTTAGAGTTCCAAAAGCTTGATTAGGTGTTTCTTTTATATCAGTTTTATGAAAGTATTTATAAGGTGATCTTCTGAAAAGAGCTATATCGCTTGCTCTTATCTTTAAATTAAACGTTTTCATAAGTTTAATATAATATAAATATAATATTATGTATAATGCTAAAGGTAAATAACGCAGTATGTTATAAAATATTTATTTTATGCTGCTTTTCTATTGAATCCAAAATGAGACTTTTAAAAGTCATCCCCTTTTTTTTTGAAAGTTTCATTAGTTTTTTATGAGTATTTTTTTCAAGTACTAACAGATAAGGAGTTTTTTTTTTGTTATCAAAGCTCATAAATATTTAATATTGTTAGTTTAATTATTTCTGGAATGTATTATAATTTATATTATATAAATATACAAGCATTAGTTCCAATTTGAAATTACATAATTTAATTTAGCCTAAAACCTTTTATATAAAAGGCTTTGAAAAGATTTTATAATAAATATTAACTTTACTTTGTATAATAAAATTGATTAAAGATTAAGCATTTAAAGGGGGTTAAAAAATAGGAGTTTTATATGTATTTTCATTATGACTTAACACAAAACGATACAGACAACCTTTCAAGAATTTTTAAAAAAAATAAGTATTATCAAGACACCTTAGAAAAACAATTAGTCTTTAGTAAAATTAAAAACTTTTCAGAAAAGTTTGAAAATTATCTTGTTATGTTTACAACGCACTATCTTGGATATAAAGGAGAGATGGCCGAGAATTATGTAAGACTTTACCAGCGCATAATTGACCAATTGCATTATGGTGAACTCCTTAAAGCTAAGAAGCTCTTGAGTAGAATTTCTCATCCTCTTATTAAAAGAGAAGATAAGGTAAAACTTATGCGCTATATATGGAAGTTTGAAGAGAGTCTAATTCAAAAGAAAAAAAAATAAGCTTAGGAATTCAAGGCTACAAATAGCTTTGAAGGACCGATTATTTTTTTATTTTCTTCTTCTTAATTAAATCATAATACTTTATTAATGCTTTATTTCTTAGGTTATTGAATAACCTCTGTCTAATGTGAAGATTAGTTTCCTCACCTACAGACTTCTTTAAATCCAAAGTATCTTTATCATTATTTTTCTTTAAAAAATCCAATTTACCCCCTTTAGTTTTAATGCAAAATTAATAGCATTTTAACTCTAAATGAAAATGAGAATCATGTATCCTAGTTTGCGTTTGCTTAATTTTTAAGCAGTTTTTTTTTAACGCTGCATGTTATGTTAAAAATAGTTTTCGCTCTTGTGGCCTAAACTAAAATTATTTTCAATGACATTGCGCATAAACGCTTGACGTGTTTTTGAGCCCTATATACTAATATAATTTTACGGGAAGCGTTCGTGGTCAACCACGAAAATGTTAACTTGTAGTTAACTACTCGAATGACGATAAACTGGTAGGTATACAACAAGCGCCTACGCACTTGTTGCCCTGTTTCAGTCGAGTTTATTTGTAGCTCTTCGAGCTACACTCTCCTTCACAGGTAGAAATTCTTTTTTTAATTATCATTAATGTTGATTAAATTAAATTTTTTTTTTTTAAAAACCTTTTAATTTAAAAAAAACTTAAATAATATTCATTTCAAATTAACTACTATTAAAAAAAAAAGTAAAAACAACTATGAAGAAAAAAACCTTGCTACCACTGAGATCAAAAAAAGAAGTAGAAAAAAGAATACTCGCAGGGGAAGACTATCTTTTTTTTAAGCGTGGAGACCTCTTCTTTCAAGTAGAGGAGGTAAGCTTAACTCACTTTTGTTTGTAAAATTTACAATTAGTTAACATTAACTTTACTTTTTAAACAAACAAACTATTACTTTAATTAACCGCAGGGCATGCGGGGTTAGCTTGTGGAGATATTTGAATTTTTAAAATCTAAGCCCAAGAATCACCTTCCTTTAGGTCGGTGAGTGTCAATTAAATTAAAACTGAAGTATTAATTCACGAATCTTCATATAATAAAAATCTATCTCAGTTAAACCTAACAAATTCCTGTAAAACTGCTGCAGTATAGCTCCATTGCGATCAAAATCAGTTAAACCTTCTTCAGTCTCTTTATAAACATTTTCCAAAAGAGTTTTTATTTCTGATTTCTTTAAACCCATGCTTGTTTCTTTTAAGAATAGCTCACCTTGCCCTGTAAGCTCCAATAGAATCCAAGAACCCTGGTCATTAAAATATTTGATGTTGGCCTTTACAGGGCGTGTAAATATGGCTGTGCCTTTTGTCTCAAATAAAAAAGTTAAACCATGGGACAATTTGAATAAATTTCTATTTGGTAAAGCCTTTAAATTTAGGCTTAACAAAATTAAGCTTAAAACAATCAAAACTTTTTTCATAAATAATATCTCCTTTTGTCTAGATTTGAAAACCTAGAGTTAAAAATTAGGTATAATTTAAACCATGAAATATTTAATTATGTTACTTGGATTAACACTATGCGTTAAAGGTTTTGGTCTGCCTCATGTCCCTCATTTTTACCATGTCCAGGTTAAACCGTTCACTAGCACACTGCGTCTATACGAGCATGAGGGAAGGCATGTCATTACATTCGCTGTCGATCATGCAAGACCTTTTTTTAGTGCTCACATAAATCTTGGAATAGGCGGCCTTGGAGATAGCAAGATAACTCTCTACATAAAAAATGAAAGAAATAGAGTGGTTCAAGTCCCAGAGATTCAAAATCACATACTAGACCTTATGAAAAATAGGATGAAAGTATTTTTAAATTCTTTCTCCCTTTTAAACCCAATAGAGTATGAGGAGTTTATAATGGATTTAAATAAAGTTGATTTGTCAGAAAGAGAACTCTATGATTTTTTACTCAAGTGACTGAGCTACAACTTCAAGAGTCCTTACTATTTAACTTAAACATGCAGTATGGACAAAACGGGTTTTTCTGGACTAATCAATCGAGCGGTTACTTTGACGCTAATAAAAAGATATTTAGAAAGCATACAACTAAGTTCACGATCAATGGAGTGTCTGACATCCTAGGCATATATAAGTCTAGGTTCGTAGCTCTTGAAGTAAAGCGACCAGGGGAACTTAAGTGGTGGCTAAAAAACAAAGACACTTGTAAACTCTCAGATAAATCTATAAGATTTAAAAATCAAGAAAACTTTATAAATAAAATAATAGAGCACGGCGGTATAGCTGGGTTCGTATCGTCAATAGAAGAAGCCGAGAATTTATTAAGTGATAAAGATACATTGTGATTATACTGAATTAAAAGATGTTGATTCCATAGTTGAAAACCCTAAAAATGCAAATACTCACACAAGAGAGCAGATTGAACGTCTAGCTAAAATCGTAGAATTTCAAGGGTGGAGACATCCTTTAATTATCTCTAAAAGATCAGGTTTTCTTTGTGCAGGCCATGGTCGTCTATTGGTTGCAAAAACATTAGGTGAAGAAAAAGTCCCCGTTGATTTTCAAGACTTTGACAGTGAAGCTGAAGAATATGCTTTTTTAATAAGTGATAACGAAATCGCCAGGTGGGCTACACTTAATGAAGACAAACTACTAGAAGACCTTAAAGAAATAGACTTAGGTGATATAGACTATTTGGGCCTTGAAAAAATACCACATGTTAAAGATTTACAAATAAAAGAGTCACAAGAGATAGATGTTGATGAATTTGGTAATGACTTAAAGCATATTTGTCCGAAGTGTAAATTTGAATTTAATGATTAAAGAATTTACTTATAAATGGCATTTAACAGACTTAAAAAATGTTAAAAAAAATAATTACAAAGTTTTTTCATGTTTTTCATGTGGTGGTGGATCTACCATGGGTTATAAAATGTCTGGCTTTGATGTTTTGGGATGTAATGAAATTGATAATAAATTAATTAGTATATATAAAAATAATTTTAACCCGAAATATGCTTATAATGAATCTATAGTTGATTTTAAAAAAAGAAATGACTTACCTAAAGAATTGTTTGATTTAGATATATTAGATGGTTCTCCTCCATGCTCTTCTTTTTCAATTGCATCAACAAAAAAACAAAATTATTGGGGGAAAGAAAAAAAATTTAAAGAAGGTCAAATAAAGCAAAGATTGGATGATCTTTTTTTTGATTACATTGATCTATGTGAAAAATTAAAGCCAAAAATAATAGTAGCTGAAAATGTCAAAGGAATGATTCAAGGTAATTCAAAAGGATATGTTAAAGAAGTTATTAAGAGATTTAAAAAGATAAATTATAAAGTTCAATTGTTTTTAATTAATATGGCGTACTTAGGATTGCCACAAAAAAGAGAAAGAATTTTTTTTATATGTTCAAGAAATGATTTAAATTTACCTAACTTAAAATTAAATTTTAATGAAAGAATAATTCCATTAAAAGAAGCTTTAAAAGAAGCTCCAGATACAAAAGAAAATATGACTGATTATCAATTAAAATATTGGCAGAAATGTTTTCCAGGAGAAAGTTTTGCTAAATATCATCCTAAAGGTTCATTATTTACATATATGAAACTCAACCCAAATCAACCTTGTCCGACTCTTACAAGAAACAATCACACATTATATCACTGGAACAAAAAAAGAAATTTAAATAGTTATGAAATAAAAATAATTGGATCATTTCCACTAGACTATAAAATTAAAAAAAATATAGAATATA